CTGTGCGTCAACTTCCCCGGCTTGGATAAGTGGTTAATTGATAGCGAACAAGATGGTGTTGGTTACCGCGTAACGGTCGGAAAAGAAAAAATAACAACTGAAGGTTCAATGGCTTTGGTGATGCCTTGGAGCGAACGCGAAGTTTTTAGTATTACGCCCGTAATTGCTGGAGCTGGTGGTGGCACTGGCCAAATTTTGGCTGGGGTAGGTTTGGTTGCATTTGCCATTCTCACTGCTGGCGCCGGTGCGGGCTTTCTTGGTCTTGGCGCCGGCTTGACGGGAACGGCTGCAACAGGACCATTGGCTGCTGGATTTGCAGTGCAAAGTGGTTTTGTTTTGGGCAGTGCTGCTTCTATTGCAATCGGCACTATCGGCGCCGGCTTGCTTTTTACAGGTATTGCCCAAGCAATTTCGCCATCTCCGGTTCAGTCCACATCCACCTTTGAACGTGGCCGTGAAGCCGCAAAGATGGAATCATTTACTTTTTCTGGCATCGTCAATACCGCAAAACAAGGTTTGCCTGTCCCCATTGCCTACGGGCGCGTATTTGTTGGCTCCGCTGTTCTCTCCAGCGGTCTTGACGTGGATCAAACCCAATGACACGAATTGTTGGCGCTGGCGGCGGCGGTGGCGGTGGCGGCTGCTTTTTAGGGCACACACCTGTTGCCACACCAGCAGGCAATCGCCGCATTGATGAGCTGCAGCCAGGCGATCTTGTCTGGAGCTTTGACGACGCCGGCAAAATCCAAGAAGCCAAAGTCCTCAAGGTCCACGAGCACGAAGGCGAGCGCGTCATCCGTTATCGGCTCTGGGGCGGCCAGCATCTTGATGCCACCCCGAACCACTGGGTTCTAAACCAGTTCAATGCTTTCGTCGAGATCGACACGCTCGGTTCTGACGATTGCCTCGTTGACCACAACGGCCATCTTCGCCCCATCGTCGGCAAGACCGAATTCTGCACTGGCACGGTCTACAACCTGACGGTCGAAGGTCATCACACCTTTATCGCTGGCGGCATCCGTGTACACAACGCCGGTTTAGGTCTTGGCATCGCCGGTTCTGGTGGTGGCGGTGGAGGCGGCGGTGGAAGCAAAGGTGGCGGTGGCGGCGGCGGTGGAAGTCGCACCCCAACAGAAGCCGATGATTCGCTCCAGTCCGTCCAATACGGCAGCGTGCTGGATCTGCTGTCCGAAGGTGAAATTGACGGCATTGAAAACGGCAATAAAGGCGTCTACCTAGCTGGAACTCAGCTTGAAGACAACGCCGGCAACAACAACTTCTCGGGCTTCACGATTGAAACGCGCAACGGTACACAAGCCCAGAGTTACATCAGCCAGCAGATTGGCACCGAGAGTGAAAAAGGCGTAAACGTCGAAGTCTTCAAAGACACGCCCGTTGTCCGCACCATCACGGATTCCGACGTGGATCGTGTGCGTGTCACGCTACAAATCCCCGCCCTACAAATCTTCCAAGACAACGGCGACATCATCGGCCACAGCGTTCAAATTGAAATCCAAGTCCAGTACAACTCCGGTGGATACACAACAGTTGTAACTGACACCATCAGCGGTAAAACCAGCAATCCTTACCAGCGGGATTACATGCTCTCGCTTTCTGGAGCATTTCCCGTTGACATCAAAGTTGTTCGCGTCAGCGACGACGAAATAACAACACGCCGCCAAAACCTAACCTACTGGTTCAGCTATACCGAAATTATCGACGAAAAACTCAGGTATCCCAATAGCGCACTTACCTACCTTCGTTTTGATTCGCGCCAGTTTGATTCGATCCCCACCCGCAAATATCTGATTCGCGGTATAAAAATTCAGTTGCCTAGCAACGCTACGGTTGACACCACAACCCACATAGGTCGTGTTACTTATGCAGGCGTCTGGGATGGAACTTTTGGCGCTGCTACGTGGTGCAATGATCCCGCCTGGTGCCTATATGACCTGTTAACCAACACGCGCTATGGCGCCAGCATCCCCGCCAGCAGCTTGGATAAATACGACTTCTACGCAATCAGCCAATACTGCAACACGTTGGTCAGCAACGGTAAAGGCGGACTGGAGCCGCGTTTCTCCTGCAACCTGCTGATTAACAGCCGCGACGAGGTTTATAACGTTATCCAAGAGATGACTAGCCTGTTTCGTGGCATCGCCTATTACGGCGCCGGTTCGCTGGTACTGCAACAGGACAAACCAACCGATTCGCAGTATCTGCTGGGACCAAGCAATGTTATTGATGGCATTTTCCTGTACAGCGGCACATCACAAAAAGCACGCCACACTACCGCAACAGTTGCTTGGCAGTCTTACGACACTCTTGGCGAAGTTGAGTACGAATACGTTGAAGATGCGAGCGCAGTAGCCAAATACGGCATCATCAACAAAGACATCAAAGCACTGGGCTGTTACAGCCAAGGCCAAGCGCACCGTGCCGGTAAATGGGCGCTGCTGAGCGAACAGAACCTGACCGAAACTGTCACCTTCTCGGTCTCAATCGACAGCGGCATCATCTTGCGTCCCGGCATGGTGATCGACATTGCCGATCCGCTTAAGGCTGGGACACGCCGCAGCGGTCGCATCAGTTCCGCCACCACAACCGCCATCACCGTTGATAGCAGCACCAACCTCACCGTCAACCTGTCAAACAGTCCAACAATTTCGGTTCTGATGCCAACTGGCTTGGTGGAAACCAAATCCATCAGCAGTATCTCTGGTACAACGATCAACGTCAGCAGCGCATTTAGCGAAGCACCCAACGCCAATGCCATTTGGCTGATTCAAACCAGTGATATTGAAGCTCAGCAATATCGCGTACTGAATGTTGCCGAAGCAGAAGATGGCGTAATCGGTGTAACAGCATTGGAGTACAACAGCACGATTTACGACGCTATTGAATCGGACATCACCCTTACCGAGCGCGACATTACAAACCTGTCCGCCAAGCCTGATGCCCCAACCAACATTGATGGCACCGAATACCTATACCAAGACGGCCAAAGCGTCTTTTCTGGTTTTGACCTGAGCTGGACCAGCCCCAAACAGCGCGTTAACGAATTCCGAGTCAAATACCGGATCGACAACGACAACTGGAGCCAAGCAAATACCACCTCGCCATCGCTGCAAATTCGCAGCACACGCAAAGGGACGCTTTACATCCAAATTACCGCGATTAATTATCTCAATAAAACCAGCGATGTTTCCACCGCGCAGTTTGACCTAATCGGCAAGACTGCCGTTCCGGGCAACGTTCTAAACCTTACCTTTGAGGCAATTAACAACAACTCCGGTCGTCTGCGCTGGACTGAAACTGTTGACCTTGACGTAAAAGTTGGCGGCAAAATCCACATTCGCCACAGCAGCCTGACCGATGGCACGGCGACTTGGAGCAACAGCGTTGACCTGATCCCAGCCAAATCCGGCAGCTCAACAGAGGCCATCATTCCGCTGGTGGAAGGCGAAGTGCTGGCGAAATTTGAAGACGACGGTGGCCGGCAGTCAGCCAGCGAAGCCAGCGTAATCATCGACCTGCCCGACACCATTGCGCCGCTAACAATCCAAACCCGCCGCGAAGATCAAGACTCACCACCGTTCCAAGGCGCCAAATCCGACACCTTTTACAGCGACGAATTTGATGCTTTGACGCTGGATGGCGAAGACGACATTGATGACGTGACCGACGTGGATGCTATGCCGGTGTTTGACACCATCGGCGACATCCTCTCGTCTGGCACTTACACCTTCTTTAATACGCTCGATCTTGGCAACACCTTCTCTGTCGATCTGCGCCGGTATTTCGTCACCCGTGGCTATTACCCATCCGACCTGATTGACTCCCGCGCCAACACCGTGGATGATTGGTCCGACTGGGATGGTGCCGTTACGGACAAGGTGAACGCCAAGCTGATGCTGCGCTCCACCAACGACAACCCCAGCGGCACCCCGACTTGGGGCGCATGGCAGGAATTCGTCAACGGCGCCTTCCGTGGTCGTGGCTTCCAATTCCGCGCCGATCTCAGCAGCAGTGCCATCGACCAAAACATCTTGGTGGACGAACTGGGCTACGACGCCACCTTCCAACGCCGCACGGAAAACAGCGATGGAGCGGTCAGCAGCGGAGCCGGCGCCAAGGCGATCACCTTCACCAACGCCTTCTGGACTGGAACAGCAAGTCTCGGTGGGGTCAACGCCTACCTTCCCAGCATCGGGATTACCGCCCAAAACATGGCAACCGGCGATTTCTTTGAAGTCACCAGCGTCAGCGGCACCGGCTTCACCGTCACCTTCAAAAACTCGGCTGGAACTGCCGTTAGCCGTAACTTCAACTGGAGTGCGGTTGGCTATGGCCGAGGCGGCTAAAGTTGGACAAATACTGTCCTTGTAAGGACTCGGCATGGCTCAACACGATTATGTGATTGCTAACGGCACCGGCGCTGCCGTCCGTTCCGATCTCAACAACGGCCTTTCCGCAATCGTCACCCAGAACAGCGGAGCGACCGAGCCAGCAACCACCTACGCCTTCATGCGCTGGGCGGATACGACCGCTGGCGTGATGAAGATGCGGAACAGCGCCAACAACGCTTGGATCACGCTGTACCAGTTGGATGGCGAGTGGACCAACATTGCCTTTGAAAACGGCACCGCCGCCGCCCCGTCGATCTACTTCAAGGACAGCGGCACCGATACCGGCTTCTACTCTCCTGGCGCCAACCAAGTCGGAATTTCAACGGGTGGCACGGCTCGCCTGACCATCGACTCCAACGGCAACGTCGATATTGACAGCAACACGCTCTACGTTGATGCCACGAACAACAGGGTAGGTCTGGGGACTTCTACGCCGCAGAGATTGTTAACAACTCAGATTGGCTCCAATGGAGCTGGCTTACTGCTATTCCGATCATCTGAAACAAACAATGATTACGGCGGTCTTGAGTTTGGCAATCATCCAAGTGACATTACGAACTACAGGAAGGGCGCAATCTATTACGTTTCGGACGGCTCAGGTTTTGGCCGTGGCGCCATCTACATTTGCAACGATAG